TATTTTGAGCAGCAGGGCGCATTACCAGCTAATGCGACTGAATACCCTAGCATTAACGATAGTCGTGCGAAACACGAATATTACAAAGCGTTGCTCGCAGAATTAGCATATCAGTCCCAACGTCAACAATTAGTATCAGCTGAAGACGTAGGACGGGAGCAAGCGAAAATTGCACGGACTACTAGGGAGTTGATACTGAGCATCCCAGATCGCATTGCACATCTAATGGCGGCAGAGTCAGATCCATCTGCTGTCCATGCGTTACTAACAGCTGAACTAACTAACGCATTACGGGAGGTGGCAGGTGAAATCCGTCAGTAATATTTTCGCTGACTACCTAGAACCTGAACAGGAGATAACAGTTAGCGAATGGGCAGACCAACATCGATACCTATCTGGTAAATCGAGTGCAGAACCAGGTCGGTGGCGTACTGAACGCACGCCATATCTACGTGAAATTATGGATGAACTATCGCCACGTAGTAGCACGCAGCGTGTCGTGTTTATGGCTGGCGCACAGGTTGGTAAAACGGAGGCGGGAAACAACTGGCTTGGTGCAATTATTGACCAATTCCCAGGTCCCGTCCTAGCGATACAGCCAACCGTTGACATTGCTATGCGATTCAGCAAACAACGGGTTGCCACACTAATTGATGAGTCTCCACGGCTGCGAGATAAAGTGCGCCCACCACGGTCACGGGATAGCGGTAACACGTTGTTTAGCAAAGAATTTCCTGGTGGCGTATTGATGATTACTGGTAGCAATAGTGCGGCTGGGCTACGGTCAATGCCTATCAAATATTTATTTGCAGATGAAGTTGACGCTTATCCGTATGACGTAGAAGGCGAAGGTGATCCACTATCGCTCGCAGAACGTAGGACAATTACATTTGCTAGGCGTAAATTGTTTATATGTAGTACACCAACGCTTAAGAATCAGTCACGTATAGAACGTGAATTTCTCCAGACTGACCAACGCCGGTTCTATGTACCATGCCCACATTGCGGCGGTACGCAGTATTTACAATGGCAATATCTAATCTGGGAGAATCGTGATCCATCTACTGCTAAGTACAAATGTGAACATTGCAACGCATTGATTGAGGAGCGATACAAAACGCAGATGTTATCAGCAGGTAGGTGGTTACCAACGGCACATGCCATGAGTCCAACAGTTGTTGGATTTCACCTAAATTCGTTGTACTCACCACTTGGTTGGAAATCGTGGGCTGATATAGTAGCTGAATTTTTGCAAGTCAAAACGGATGCGCCTTCGCTTAAAACATGGGTTAATACAATCCTTGGTGAAACATTTGAGGAGGACTATGTTGCCAAATTAGGAGCAACTGGACTGGCAGAACGTGCTGAATTTTATGATCCTGATATTGTGCCGGATGGTGCTGTAATCGTTACTGTTGGCGTTGACGTACAGGATAATCGGTTAGCAATTTTGTTTGTTGCATGGGGTGATGGTGAACAGGCATGGGTACTAAACCACATGGAGATATACGGCGACCCTAGTTCACCATTGTTGTGGAAACAACTAGATGATACTGTGTTAGCACCATTAACTTGGCATAATGGATACAAACGTGCTCCAGATGTTATTGCTATAGATAGCGGTGGACACTTCACACACGAAGCGTATCAGTACGCGAGAGAGCGTAAAATGCAAAACGTTATTGCAGTTAAAGGCTTGAGCGTACGAAACCGCCCGCCAATAGGCAAGGGTAGCAAATGTGACGTTAATATCCGTGGACAGGTTTTGAAACGTGGCGGCGTTGTATATCCTGTCGGTACTGACACAATCAAATCCACTCTGTACGGTAGGTTGACTCATAACACACCAGGAGCAGGATACATACATTTCAATACTAAACTTACTCCCGAATTTTATCAACAGCTAACATCAGAGAAAAAACAAATACGCTATGTGAAGGGCTATCCAGTTTACGAATGGACAAAGTCGGCTAGTATCCGAAATGAAGCGTTGGACTGTTTGGTGTATGCTTATGCTGCATTGCAATTGCTTTATCAAAAATATAACAAACGAACAATATATGATCAGTTTCAAAAGATGTGTGCTATAGTACCAGTGGGAGCAGCTAAGACGGAGGCTGTTACGCGTCGGGTTCGTAAACCCGCTATACCTACTAATCCGTTTGTGAGTAACTGGTGAAAATTCCATCGACACTAATATCGGGTGACAGCGTTGTATGGCGAGACGATCCAACTGTTGACAGTCTCGGCAATGCTGTCACTTCGGCTACGCATACCTTAACGTACGCATTACGTGGGGCAACCGTTCTTACTGTAACTGGTGTTGCCTATAACGGTGGCTGGGAGACACAGATAACAGCTGCACAGTCAGGACAACTAACAGCGTCAGAATATGGCTGGCAGGCATACGCCACGGCTGGCATAGAGCGGTTGACAATTGGCGTTGGTAAGTTATTAATATTACCTAACCTATCTACGCAAACAGCACCGTATGAAGCTCGTTCACAAACAAAAATTGACTTAGATGCTGTTGAGGCTGCAATACGAGCAATGATTAGTAATAATGCAGTACAGGAGTATAGTATTGGTAATAGGTCAATTAAAAAAATGACGCTTACTGATTTAACAACGCTGCGTAGTGAATTGCGTTATCAGTTAGCAATCGAACGACGTACTGAATTAATAGCTAACGGTCAGGGCGATCCACACAGTTTGTTTGTGAGGTTTTAGATGGCATGGCACTCCTGGATAACACGACGATTTAGTAGGCGGCAGCAACGTCGGTATGCGGGCGCATCAATACAACGCACCACGTCATCATGGATAACATCTGGTACTAATGCAGATTCTGAAATACGCTCTAGCGTACAGGCACTACGCAATCGTGCTCGTCAATTGTGCAGGGATTCTGACTATGCACGGCAAGCGTTACGCACAATAAGCAACAATGTAGTTGGAACTGGTATACAGTTTCAGTCACAAGTGCGTATGGCTCGTGGTGCGGGTAGGCTTGATCAACGGATAAACGATACTATAGAAGCAGCTTGGCATGAATGGTGTTCTGGCGAAAACTGCGATGTTGGTGGTCGGTTAAGCTTTCATGATATAGAACGTCTTGTTATTCGGTCATGTGCTGAATCAGGAGAGGTAATCATTAGGTTGGTAATCCAACAATTTGGATACAGTAAGGTACCGTTAGGACTAGAAATAATTGAAGCAGATGTTTTAGTTGACGACTATAACGGTACCGCTGCCAATGGTAATGAAATTAGAATGGGTATTGAATTAGACCGTTGGAGGAGACCAACTGCGTATTATTTTTATAGCGATTTCAAACATCCTGGAGACTTCTTATTTAACACAGCTACATCTTCGTCACGATACATACGCATACCGGCTAACGAAATTATCCATCTTTATATAGTTGACAGACCTGGACAAAGCCGTGGCGTTACCTGGTTTGCATCAGCAATTGAACGACTGCATCATTTGGATGGATATGAAAAAGCTGAAGTTATCAATGCTAGAGCAACTGCAAGTTTGATGGGATTTATACAGTCTCCTGAGGGCGAGCTTGTTGGTGATGATGTATACGAAGGCGAGCGTGTTACTACATTTGAGCCAGGTGTATTCAAATATTTGGCACCTGGAGAATCTGTTACTGTACCACCAATAAATAAAGACCGCAATGCTTCTAGCTTTAGTGATTTCTTGCGGACAATGCTACGAGCGGTTGCTGCCGGTATTGGTTGTAGCTATGAAGGCATTAGTGCTGATTATAGCCAGTCAAACTATAGTTCATCACGATTAGCATTATTAAATGAACGTGACACATGGCGGCAATTGCAGTCATGGATGATTGATAATTTTAACAAACGAATTTATTATAGATGGCTTGACCTTGCTGTTATGTCTGGAGTATTGCCATTATCACGGTATGAACTAGATCCAAATTTTTATCGAGCATGTCGATTTATCCCACGTTCATGGTCATGGGTTGATCCACAAAAAGAAATCGTTGCACTAAAAGAAGCGGAGCGTGCCGGCTATACTACTAAGTCCCAGATCATTGCTGAAGCTGGTGGCGACTTACATGAAATTTTGCACCAACGACAACTAGAACTACAGTTAGCATCTGAACTTGGTCTAGCATTTGACACTGATGTGCCAGAGCCGCAGGCACCACAAACACAACCTGCTACACAGCCAAGACCACAGACTGCTATTGTATTTGATGAAGAAGATGAAGAAGATGATATAGAAGATGATATAGAGGATGATGACATTGAAGAAGATGACGAGCTTCGGTATTTTGTACGAGTACCAGAAAAATATGAACATATAAATTTCAGGGCACCAAACGGCGCACGTGCTGAAGCAGCTCGTGGGCTAGAATGGCGTTCTGAATTTGGTAGAGGTGGTACTGCCGTTGGCGTTGCTCGTGCTCGTGATATAAAAAATGGTGTTGAACTATCAGTTGATACAATTGGTAGAATGAATAGTTATTTTGCACGGCACGAAGTTGACAAGCAGGCAACCGGTTTTCGTCCTGGCGAAGATGGCTATCCATCTAACGGTCGTATAGCGTGGGCACTGTGGGGCGGCGATGCTGGTCAACGCTGGGCAAAACGTGTCGCACGTCAAATTGAAGTTGCTGATCAAGAGGAGGAGTAAATGCAAAGATTGTTAACACGGGTAGAACCACAGGAGAACGATGACCTATTACGGTTTTCGTTTTCTTCTGAATATCCAGTTGACCGAATGCAGGGCGACGAAGTGTTGGATCATACGCCTGGCGCTGTTCGTCTGGACAGGCTAAACGAAGGAGCGCCAGTGCTTTGGAACCACAATGCTGACCAATTGGTTGGTGTTGTCGAACGTGCATATCTAGTTAATAAACGTGGTTATGCCGAAGCCCGTTACAGTAGTTCGGATTTTGCTCAACAGATAAAGCGAGACGTTGAAGCTGGCATTATTCGTAATGTTAGCGTTGGCTATCGTATACTCAGAATGGGCGATCATAAAAAAGGCGAGACAGAGTATCGTGTTGCCGAATGGGAACCATACGAAGTTTCGTTAGTTTCAATTCCTGCTGATCCAACAGTAGGCGTTGGACGTACCAACCAAATCCAACAGGAGGAGAAAATGACTGAACCAACCTTATTTGCTGCTGCAGCTGATGACGAAAAAATACGTCAGGAGCGTAATGCAGCAGTTAATGCTGAACGTGACCGTGTGCGTACAATTAATGCGTATGCTGCACAATTTAACAAGCCGCAACTCGGTGAAACCTTGATTACATCTGGTAAATCAATTGACGAAGCACGTGCCATTTTTCTAGATGAGATTGCCAAAACTCAACAGCCAATTAACCGTGGTTCTGGTGACGTTGATATGGACAAAACCGAACAACGTCGTTATTCATTAATGAAGGCAATCAGGGCTTCTGCTACCGGTAAATGGGATGAAGCGGGACTTGAACGTGAGGTAAGCCTAGCTTTAGAAAAGAAACTGGGCAAGCCCACTCAAGGTTTTTATCTTCCACATAATTTGATGGTAGAAACACGGGCTACCTATGCGGTTGGTTCAGCATCTACTGGTGGTGCATTGGTTGATACCAGTATTGTTCCTGAGTCATTTATTGAAATCCTACGCAACAATGCAGTAATTGCACAGCTTGGTCCTACTGTGTTAACTGGATTAGTTGGTAACCTAAACGTACCACGTCAGGCTACTGCTGCAACTGCCTACTGGGTAGCTGAAGCGGCGGCACCAACACAGACCGAAGCAACCTTTGATTATATGTCGCTTAATCCAAAACAGGTGGCTGCACGTTCTAAAATATCACGGCTAATGCTGCAACAAGCAACGCCAGATATTGAGCAAATTGTACGGAACGACTTAAACGCAGTTTTGGCATTGGCAATTGATAAGGCGGCGATTTACGGTACTGGTTCTAGTAATGAACCACAGGGTATTCTAAATACTCCTGGTGTTCCAACTAACGTTACCACTTCTACCAACTTCGATTGTTTTATTGACTTGGAGAAAGAGGTCGATACAGACAATGCGTTGCTTGGTAATTTGTACTATCTGACCACTCCACAAGCAGTTGCCAAGCTCAAAAAGCTTAAGGAGAGTAGTTCAAGCAGTATGCCATTGTGGTCAAATAATCTACTCGATACCACCAGGTTACCAAATCCACGGGCAGAGATGATTATCAACGGTTATCCAATGTTGCGTACATTGCAAATGCCAAGAAACGGACAATGGTTGACTTCCTCAAACCAATCCTCCATTCTGTTTGGTAATTTTAACGACGTAGTAATGGCAATGTGGGGTGGTTTAGAAATTGTTGCCAATTCCCTTGGCGATGGGTTTAATTCTGGTTCTGTTGATGTACGTGCTATTCAAACAATTGATATTGGCGTACGTCGTACAGAATCGTTTGCTGCTGTGCGTGATTTTGCTGAAACATAGGAGGACAACAACATGACCTTACACAATCTTGGTACACAGGTTGGATTAGTTGAAGGCACCACTGCTGGAACAACTGTTGTAGCATTCCCTGCTCAAGTAGTAACTGCTAGTGTTACAAACGCAAATATTATTGATCTCAATAAATTTGAGGGTGATATTTTGTTTATTGTCACAGCAGCATCCTCTACTAGTGGTGTTATAACTATCACACTAAATGAGTCGGATGCTTCAAATATGGCATCAGATTCTGCTGTTAGTGGCGTTTCTGTAGTTAGTACGGCAGGATCAGCGACAAAAGATGTGTTTAGAATTAACTCTAATGAGCGTAAGCGTTACTGCCGTGTAATAGTAACAGAGTCTACTGCTGGATATGATGCAGCTGTAGCGGTTGTTGCAGTCGGCAGCCATAAGTATGGTCTACCAGTACAACCGTAGAGGATACTAATGCCATTCGTCGATGATACCAGTGTTTATCTAAATGATTTTGGTGTTACTGTTATTGCTAACGCTTTGTTTGGCAACCTGCCATTGTTGTCGTTAGTAACTAATGTAGCAACTGGTCAATTTAGTGGCACTGGTATTCTTGATCAGCCAGGCATAATTGAGGAGAACGGCGTTGCAGTAGTTAGCACTGACTATCGGCTAACGTGCGAAGCAACTAAGTTTGGAGCTATTGTTTATAACGATACGCTAACGGTTGCTGGCATAGCATATCGAGTCAGAGATACACGGCTGATTGATGACGGTTCGTTTTGTCAGATAGCACTGAGTAAAACATGAGCACAATACGGGAGCAGATATTAGCACGCATAGCGACCAACCTAACTGGTACGGTTGGTGTTAGTACTCGTATCTATCGCTCACGTGTTGAAGCTCTGGCACGGTCTGAGTCTCCTGCAATTATTGTAGAGTGGACTAAGGACAACTGTGACATGGAGGGATTTCTGCCATATCTAAATTGGTCATTGCTTACTCGTATTGCAGTTGTAACACGTGGTGCAATACCAGACCAATTGGCAGATCCAACTGTTCAGGATATACATTCTAAATTATTAGCGGATATAACATTGAACGGACTGGCGTTTGATATTATCCCAGAGAGTGTTGAGTTTGACGTACTCGACACAGACCAACCCACGGGACTAACTATGTTGTTCTACCGTGTTAGATACCGCACGTCGTTAGGAGATTTAGGCGTATGAATGGGACTGGTGGATCATATCTGATTACGGATACTGCAATT